CTTCACCACCAGAAAATAAGTAAGGTTTATCACCTTTTAATTGTTCAATAAATGTTGATTGGTCAAAGTCATCAGTAGCACTTGCTTGTGCTAATAGATGTTTGAAGTAATCAGCATCTTTGATACCGTTTTCAGTAACAACTTTCTGGACTGCCATATCAGCAACCATATTCTTGTTATTACTTTCCAAGCCTTCAATCGTACTATTCAATGTTTGAATCAACTCTGCCGCCTTATCCAAATCGGATTTATTGGCTTCATCGTTTTCTCTTTTAGCATTGATTAACTCTCGTGCTTGTTCGATTGAATCTACACCTAATTGTTCTGCCAGTTCAGTCTTTGCTCGGTTCGCACCTTTGCTAAAGCCTTTGTCTATTAGTTTATCAAGTTTAGATTGTGATAATACCACCTCATTTTCAGTCTTAGGAGTTTCGACCTCTACCGTTTTATCCACGTCTGGCATAACATTTACCTCTTATATATAAAAAGTCGCTTTAATAATAACATACTATTTTAACCCTTTGGCAATAAAAGTGCCAATACGTTTGTACATATATTCTTCTTGCTTATCATCAAGACCAAAAAAAGGGCGTTTTAATTTGTGATGATTACCGTGTGCTTTATTGGTTTCCGTACTGCTATTGAAATAAATCCTCGCACCATCTCTATATTTCTGTGACCTTATAGAGTTAAGCATCTGTCCGTTGAATGTTAGATTGACCTTTGCTGAACGCCCAGCCTTTTTACGCCTTTTAATATAATCATCATTCTTATAGCCTTTAAATGCTTTGTTGTTCATATCCTTACCCTTTTGGGTTCGGTTCTGAATACCAACAACAAAAGATTCAGCAACAGATGCCACTTCTTCATCAGTAGTATTGATTGTTCTAAGTAGCCTTTTAAAGTCAGGCATTTTAGTTACACGAATATCACTCATTTCTTTTTACGCTTACTCTTATCTTTGTCTTTTTTTAATAACGCCTTAGATCTTCGCTTGTCGGCTCGTAACATTATTTTTGTCCAAATGTTCATTCTAATACCTCAACTTCAATAACTTTAACTTTAATATCATTGACTGATTCGCCATCTCTATAACCAGAAGCTGTTACATTACTATCCTCGGTAATTTTTGTAATTCTAAATTTAGTATTTGGCTTTATAACAACCTCTCTCTCTTCTTGATGGTTTGATATTTCTGATATATCAAAACCTTGCTTTGTTACTTTCTTGGCTTTAATTAAAACAGAAACATCTTCGCCCTCATTGCCAATACCCCATTCTTTATTGTCATAGTATGATTCAGCAACATCTAAATCTTTAGAAAAAGAAAGTGGTGTTGAGTCTTTAAGATTATCACCAACTTTTAGATTATTTATATAATTGGCAAACTCTGGATTATCAGCCTTTTCAACAATCATTCCACGATAGAGCGTAGAACCATCATGGTTTCCATCATATTTCTTGAATGTAGCATCCATATATTTAGTGGTTTTAGATGTTAATTTACCTTTAGCAAACTCTTCTTTATATTCTGGGTAATGCCACGTTCCCCACTTATGGAACGCTTCTTCTTTATTATGAACCATTAGATTTTCTTGGTCGTTATCCCATTTTCGCCACGCCTTTTCTCTTTCTTCTGGTGTTTTATAATTGTAATGTGGGTCAAATACTGGTGCTTTAAATTTATCTTCTTTAGATTCTTTCAGCTGCTTGTTCGCATCTTTTCCAACCTTATCACCAATAATTCTACTAACTGGCAAATCATCTTTCTCTGGTGCTTTTCGCTCACCATATCCAGAAGCCTTAGCCTCTTCATCTTTCATCTTATAGAATCTATGACGGCAGTTATAAGCTCTTTTTGGGTTGCCCTCTAACTCGTTCTTTTCTTCATCTGTATAGGTTTCGTTTTTAACTAATAGATTGGAGCAGAATTGCCTTGTAGCACCATCATTAACGCCCACATATACCCAAACACCTTTGCCTACATCTTTTGCCCTTAAATCAATCAATTCTTGCTGGAACTCACCAATGGCGGTTAGAGCATAAGTCTTTGAATATTTAGCCAGATTAGAACCAGCGAGTGTTTGAGCAATGCCTTTAGTCATATCAACTAATGAAGCATCTGATATAGCGTACTTATATAATTCACGTTTAACCGTTAGACCAACATCATCAGCCAGTCTTAGAAACTGATTGCGTTTCATATTCTTTAGTGTTTGAATCTTGATCGCATCTTCAGCAGTAAACATAGTTTCAAAACCACCAGCAGTAAATGCTTGTGTTGTGCCTTTATACATCTGATCAAACTGCTTATCAATCAAATCATTAACTAAGTCGTAATATCCAGCTTGTTTTAGTGAATCACGCCAAGCAAATTCATAGTTAAGAATATCATCAGTTGATATACCGGCCAGTTGTGCTTGTGCTATACGCTGAACACGCTTAAATACTTTCTCTGCTTCACCATCAAATTGATTAATGAATCCATCTATACGGCCTTGCTCTTGATTGTATATTGAATCAAGTGTTGGCATTTGCCCCTAAACCTAGAGCGTTCATAGTATCAGTCAATGAGCCACCAGTCTTAACCTTATTAAGCATTTCATTACGAGCATTGATATTATCATCAACATCAACACGAGCATCTTCTTCTGTTAAGTCTGGATTGTTACGCATCAATACTTTATGTGGCGAAGTTAATCCCATATCAATTGCTGATTGGTCTATATTTAATTGTTCTGCTTCACTTGATGGATAGTTAGGTTCTTGGAAGTCAACAGACATATCACCATCACCAATAGGTTTACCATAATAATCAGATACTACTTTCAACATACTGAACAACTCTTGTTCATACACTTTAAAGTCTGCTTGTTGTTCCAGAGTAAATCTATCAAGTTTAAGGTTTTCCATCTGTAAAGCGAAACCACTACTTGCTTGAGATGTCATTCTAAATTGAGATGGACTAACACCATAACTAATAGCCAAGTTGTTTGCTAACTCTTGAGCCACCTTATGTAATTGATCGTAGTTGGATTGTAAATCAAGAACACTAATCTCTGTGTTTTGACCAGTAAGCGTTAGTATGCTTAACGGATCAAGAACTTGACCAAGAAGTTCACCCACATTGTCACCCTTACCAACCAGTTGTTTGAACGATTGTGTTTTGATAATATGGTTTAAAAATGTTAGATGAACTGCCATATCGATTGTACCACCAGTTAAATCATCACCCGTGTATTTATCAAAGAAATCTTCATCACGCCAACCATTATGTAAATAGACAAAAGGTAATACGCCAAATGGATTAACCATTTCTTCATTATCTTCTACCGCTACAATCTTATCTTCACCGTTCTGTTTATCAACATAATAGTGTTCAGTATCAGACCAGTACGCCCAGCGTTCAGTATCATTGTCCTTACCAGTCATTTCTACGAAATAGGCAACCCATTCAACCTCTCCTTGATTGTAACCAACCTCTGTTTGGTGTGGCAGTCTTAACATTATCTTTGGTTGTTCTTTATTGCTATCCCAAGATACTTGAATTAACACATCATTAAATGCGTTTACATATCTATTGGCTTGGCTCATTACTTTATTAATACGAAGATTGTTATATAACTCTTGGTTATCTTCATTCTCAAACTCACGATTAACACCAAATGAATAAACATTACTAATAGCGTTTATTACTTGCTTGTAAATATTGTTATTGTCATTGATTTGAACATCAAGTTTAAGTTGAGCAAAGGCTCTGTATATCTGACCTAATTTACTAATGACTTGATTGTTATAGTTATCGTTATACATCGCATATCTTAAAGCAAACTTCTTTAACCTATTAGTAGGTGCTGTAAAGACTGTGCTTCTAATATCGTTGCGTGGGTATTTATTTATTATCATCCAACTCTCATCCGTATATTGCGAACTTCGGTCTTGTGTAAGCCGTGTTCATATTCTATGTAATATCCCACTGAATCTACCGAGTGAGTTAAGTCTTGGTTGGACTTGTCAACTTCGCCCTTATCATTGTATGACATCTGCTCTAAATCAGTGATTAATTCTTGATTCCTCGAACATATCGCTATATTAACATCACCGTTGCCATTTCGCAACATAGAATTGAAAGCATTGTTCCTATCGTGGATTCTTGGGTTTGCTGTTTTAATCTTCATCTTATGGAATCCAGCGTTCTTAATCAAGTCGTAGTTGGTTTGTGCCGTGCCTTGCGACCTTGCCTTTCCAGCAGCATCACCATATATTGTAGCACTCATTAACGCAGCACCAAGATTAGCAAACTTACTCTTTAAATAGTCCAATGAATCAACTAATGGCTTGCCTTTAATAATAGCGTTATCAATAACTGTTACCTTTCCGTCTATCACTTGAATCAAATAAATTGCGTTGTATGGATTGATGTTAAAGTCAAACGATATTATGAGTGGAAGTGTTGGATCAATATCTCTATTATCGACCACGTGAATATCACGATCAAACTGATGATAAACGGCACTACCATTAACATTAATAAACTCACCAAGCAAATACTGTTGAAGTAACTTCTCGTCATAGGTGGCTTTTAAAGTATCAATGTAGTCTGGCGGTAGATGTGGATTGTCCATCGTTCTTGCTTTGATTAAGCGGTAATTGTCTGGCTTATTAGCAACAAGCAAATTATAAGCAAAACGGTATCCCTCTGGCGTACCAACCAAATCAACTTGATTAGGCTTACCATCTGGCAACTTAGCACGATTACGTGCCAGTATCTGTTTAAACGCCTTATCCATCTTATGCTTAGGCATTACATCACATTCATCAATCAATGAATAACCAACTTCATAACCAACAATCATCTCTGGCTCTGACATATTACGAAAGATAATCGTACCGAAGTCTTTAATTAATAACTCTTTGTCTGATTTGTTTAATTGATAATGTAGCCCTAAGTCATTACACATCTCTGGGAACTTCTCAAATGCAATATCTCTGATTAGAGGGTAATTTGGAAGATAGTACGCAACTTTAACTGATGGATATTGTAACTTCTTAATGATTGTCTTTAGAGTACCAGCATAAGACTTTCCAGCACCGAAACCAGCAACTAATCCAGTAGTTGGATTAACGCTATTTATGAAGTCTTTTTGATGTTCAAGAACTGATACTTCTTTAATCAACTAACTAATCTAATACCAGTAACTTCGGTATTACCCTCAACTTCATCACGTGAAATTTCCCTCCAGCCTGCTTGAGTCTTTAAATAGAATATCATAGAAGCGGTATCGCCCTCACGAGCCTTACTAATCAATGAACCAGCAATGTCAGAGATTGCCCTTGAACGACCTCTTTTATACATACCGAGTGCTATGGGGTCGCGTTTGAATATCTGTTGTAGTGTTTCCTTGCCAATCATAAAGTAATCAGCCAGTTGTTGTTGAGTCAGAACAGCACCAAGAGTTTCTAACTCTGCTCTTTGTTCATCTGTAAATACAATCTTTTTACTCATTAGAATTTATAAACTCCGACCTTACCTTGCTTACCAACATTCTTAACCTTATATCCACGGTCTTTCATCTTACAAATAACGCTGCGTAGATGCTTAATACCAACCTCTTTAGCTTCAGTTGTTGATATTGATCCGTGATACTTGATGTGAGCAACCACTATATCTATCTGAGTTTGATTAGCACTACATCTATTAAATAAATTCTTTAACCATTTAAACATTATCTACCCCTTATTGTAATTTCACATTTACCACCTTTAACTATTTTCTCACGGCTAATAGCAAGACAATCAATCTGTTCATCATCAACCCAAGCGATACCAGTAAGACTATCTAACAAAGACTTAGCATAATTATCAATATCACGCTTCCGTCTATCTGGTGGATATAACTTTATCTGGCACATCACACGCTTATCAGTTGGATTCTTCTCACTTTCAGCAACCATATTAGCAACACGCTCTTTAAACTCCCGACCTTTAGCCGATAGAATGCTAGTACAGAACTTACCGCGTAATATAGCACGATAATATGCGTTCACCGATACTGGAAACGGTAAAGTAAGGGCGAGTTCAAACTTTCGTGCCATCTTTCAACAACCTATCGCACATTTCAAGTACCGCTACACACAATGATGTTCTTAGTTCTTTATCATTAATGTTGTTGATCTGTTTAACAATGTCTTTAATACCCTCTAATACTTCTTTACACTCGGATTGAGTGTGCTTGTGTAACTGCATTTATTTCCCCAATATTTTGTCTAACCAATTGTGTTGTTTTTTACTAATAAGATTATGTTTACCAACAGAGTACATTCCATAAATCTGATTTAAAAAGGCAACCTCATTAGTTTCTAATTCATTATCTACTTTTTTAAGCAATCGATAAATCTTAACTTTCTTTGACATTTGAACTTTCATATTCCCCATAGTAACTTATTAAACCCAATGTTATCCAGTGAATACGTGGCTTATCTTGCTTAATCAAATAGTCCAAGTTCTGAACGCTAATGTCCAGAATACTTGCTACCTCTTTATTTGTCAAACCCAAGCGTTTAAACTCGCATTTAACACATTCATACTTTATCATAGGTTTTAATTATAACAAAGATATTGTTAGTCATCACTTTAAATACATTATCTAACAAAAAAAGATTAACACTTTAACTATCGCACTATCGTTTGATTGCTCGGTGCTAAAGCACCCAAGCGACTCTCTGATTACTTGAAAGCACTCCGTTAGTTTTGGTCTAAAAGACCATTTAAAAGCGAAACCTTACTGGTAAGTAAAACTATATTCGGTAATGTTGTTGAGTTGGGTAAATCGGAACAAAGAAATCCCAAGACTAAATGAATAGCCTTAGAGATTAACATTCGTATAAAGCCGCATCGCAGTATTATCGTATGCCAGTACCTAATATATTGTACTGGTTAGTTGTATCACCACTTATATAGTGCCGCACCATTTGCCAACTACATTGAATTTATAACACTCTAAGGGTTTCCCCAATATAGAGTTCGTAAGGTTACGGAATGGACTCTTTTTCCTCGAGATGACCATAACCACTTGATTCAACATCAATCACAACTTAGAACACACGCTTGTGCGTACTCTTTTATATTATTCTGGTGTGAGTGAACCTATTAAGATAGACATATCACCAGTCGTGTTATTAAGTGAGTTGCCATTTTGAAAAGATATAGTATAATATCTTACAAGGTGGCTCTAACACCTAATCCAACCCTCGATTGATTATAAGTCTTTCGGGGGTTTTTTCGTTCTGGGATTATTATAAACGAACTAAATTTAGATAGTTGGCTAATTATTTAACTTCCATTATTAAAATATATTTGCATTTATTAAAATAGTATGGTATAATGTGGTAACACTAAATAAAAAAAGGTGTTACTTTTAATAAAACGGAGATACAAAATGATTACTTTTACAAAAACAAACGATAACGATTTCAAGACCTATTACCAAGTTTTTTCAGACGGAGAATATATCGATTACATTGGCAATCCTTACGACACCGAACATTACGGAAGTGGCTGGGTTAATGGTAGTAGTGAAGTGGCAGATATAATTGGCGGTGGTTTTGACTTTAAATCAATCAAACAAGCATTTATTGACAACGAAGCAAGAATTAAAGAGGTGGCACAATGAAACAAGAACGCGAAATTAATCTTTTGAAAATGCAACTTGAAACACAAAAGAAAATCAACAAGATTCAAGAATCAATGATCAAGGATTACCAAGAGGTGATGATTCCACTCTACCAAGAACGAGTCAAACGCATTGAGGCTATTATTGACGAGGCATTGAAATGATTATTAACAAAGAACCACCACTTAAAGGCAGATGGTGGGTATTGATAGGTTTAATTATTGGATTTATGATAGGGGTAATGATATGAGCAGAATGAGTGATTTAGATATTGATAGACAAGACAAAGAAGCATCTAATGGTGATTACAGCCACGAGGATTGCCGAGAACCCGACCAAAAGGATTACACCAAGCAAGTAATGGCTTCGGAAGAATACAAGGCTGATATGGAAGATACAGACCACGATCAAGGTTATGACGAGTACAAAGAAAAACGTGCTGGTTTATTCCCAGAGATAGACCTAAGTTTTCTTGATGTCGTTAAGCGGGGGGGTAAATAATGGCTACTTTTGGAAAAGTTGAACAAGGTAAAGAAGTCGTCTATGAATCAATCTTTGAATGGATCAGCAATCAGAATGTTTATTGCCTTGAGTGTGATAATCGAGAGTGTACTAAAGATGCTTATGGTACTGGTGATAGTCCAACAATGTGTGAATGTTTAGCAGCCGACCATACCGAGTGTCCAGCAGTTGATGAAGAACTTGATAAGAACTATGGCGAGTGGTTCGACCAATGGACTGAATGATGGAATATCTAATTGGTGTGGCTCTATTATGGGTCGCTTATTTATTGGCTTGGTTATTCAGTTTAGACTAATATATCTGTTATAATACAAACTACTTTTAATAAAACAAGGAGTAAAAAGATGGGAAAAAGTAAAATAACGAAAGAACAAAAACAACAAATTTCAGCGTTGTTTAAGCAAGGCGAAAGCAATAAAGCAATAGCCAAGAAAATTAACATAGGTTATTCATCTGTGTGTAAATTAACCAGCAAATCAAGGAACGAACATAAGAAAGGTTACAGTATCAATGTCAGTTTTGATGATTACGAATACATTACTGAATTTGCTAATAAACGTGGTATGAGTAAAAATATCGCATTTACAGAAATCGTTAGACTTGCCAAACGCAAATGTCTATTCACTTGGGGATAATATTATGGCACAATTAAAAACAATTAAGATTCACAATAAAGAGTATGTTGAAGTTAATCAGCGTATTAAATACTTTAGAGAAAACTATCCAGAGGGTTCATTAATCACCGAATTGGTCAGTAATGAAAATGGTATGTGCGTATTCAAAGCAACTGCGATTATTGAAGATAAAGCACGATCAACTGGCTGGGCGTATGAGAAAGAGGGTTCATCTAATATCAATAAAACCAGTTATATCGAGAACTGCGAAACATCTGCTTTAGGTCGCTGTCTTGGAAATCTTGGCATTGGAATTGACGGTTCAGTAGCAAGTGCTGAAGAAGTACAAACTGCTATCTTACAACAAGAAGAACTTGAAACAAAGACTGGTCAATACTTGGCTCAAATCAGCGAATGTATTGGTGAAAGTGATGCTGCTGGTGCGGTTGAGTTATGGCGTGAAATGAAAGACAAGACCATATCTAATGGTGTTTGGAAATCACTGACATCACAAGAGAAAGTGTACTTAAAAGATGCGTTAAACAATACACCAGTTTAGTTATAATAAAGGTATTAGCGGCGTTTCATTTACGGTTGTTAATCGGCGGTCTCCCAAGATAATCTCCTCAGAAAATCTCCATCGTCGTCAATTAAAAGAGGAACAAATGCGAGTTGTGGGCGTTACCCACTTCTTTTAAATAAAACAAGGAGTAATAAGATGGACAAAATATACTTAGGTAATGGAACTGAGAAATTCAATGGCGATCAAATAGAGTTTGCTTTAAACCTATCAAAGATTAAACAAGCACAAGAACATATCTTTGAATATAAAGGCGAGAAGTATTTAAAACTTAGAATGGTTAAGAAGCGTGAAGCCGATCAATACGGTAGAACGCATTACATTGAAGTTAATACTTTTAAGCCAGAACAACAACCTACTCAACAAGCAGCACCAATGCCAACTACTCCAATTGAGCCAGTAGCACCAACTGATGGATTTGAGGATTCGATACCGTTCTAATTACATTTACAATTACACTTCGTGGGTTCTGGTGTTGGAAACATCATCTGTGAACCCATCTGAAACCCCTTACTTGGCATCTGAAACATCTGTCCAAAAAACCCAAAAGCTGATACAGTTATCGTAATGCCTACTAAAAACGCTGTTATTGAACATTTATTCATACTTTCATCCTCGGGTCTTTAACCATAGTTTAAGATTAAGACTAGCATTAAAACTACGAATAAACTAATCTGTAGTTCTATCTTCATTGCTTCATCCTATGTTGAACATAACGCCATGCAGGTGTCTTTTCAGT